ATCATTTGCAAATTCTATATTACCTTTGTTAAGAATCTTAACTCCAGGCTGTAAAAAGAATGGAACAGACTCTAACATGGTTACAAGACGTGCAATCATCTCTCTTGCAATTGCACCTTTGTTTGCAAGAATAGCAACTGTAACTTCAGGATTGAATAGTAAGAACCACAGTAAGTATGCACAAGATGTAATAGACTTACCACTCTGTCGTGATGCAAGAACGACATTAAAACGATTATCGTTGTAATGTTCTATTAAGCCTTGTTGATATCCACGAAGTTTAAAAGGAACCAAACCCTCATCAAGTGAGATGATCTGTGTATAGGTCTCGATAAAATAACAGGGGTCTTTAGAACACTTGAGGTATTCTTCTAACTCTTCTTTAGTATACTGGTGTTCTATACCAGCACGCTTAATAAGAGTATTACCGAGATAACCTTCGTTTTTTGGTTGAACCATTAGTTGTCTTTATTCTTTTTCAAAAACTTCTGTAATTCAGAAGTTGACCCAACATACAAGTGATTGTGTTGTGTTGTTGGCCCTGATTTATCTTCTTCTATGTCTTTTAGTTTTTTTTGTAGATCGATTAGTTTTTCAGCTGTTTCTGCAACTGTCTTAATAAGTTGTCCTGCAACTTCGTAAGCTCTCGGGTGTTCCGTTTCTTTAGAAAGTTCGAGTATTCCATCGATTGCATCTTGACCTCTTTCTACGAGGTTGTAGAGGTTCTCACGGGCATATCTATAGTCTGTTTCGATATTATCACTTCTGGCTGGAATCTTAACCACCTCTGTGGTTTTTTCTTTGATCTCTGCTGAAATATCTAAAATATCGTTCAGTTTATCTTCTACTTTGTCTTTTGACATAATTAACTCGCATCACTTATCTTGTCCTCTGAATAAACGGAAAGTGTTCCATCATCATAGAATGTAACTGTTTCAGCTACGACAAATGTATCATTTGGGTCTACTGACCCAACAAATTTAAGTGTAGTTCCTAAATCTAAGGTTACTGCACTACTCAATACTATTGATAACTTATCACTTGCAACAGATGAGATGGTTGGATTCGGTGTTATATTCGTCCCAAATACCTCGTCTCCTACACTTATCTTACTATTTATTGCAGTTGCAAAAGTCACTGTTGTGGAGTTAGATACTGCATTTGATGTTGCACTAAAAGCAGGTTCATAATGTTTAACTTCTTTTACTAGTCCTGAGTTTTCAATTTGTGTAGTAGTAAACCCTGCATTGACATCACTATTGATATAGTCTCTTTCAATAACATTCTTAATGACATTTCCTGTATATACAGGGCCAAAGAAGTAGAGTTTCATTGTAAACTCTAAGGTATACTCAATTACACGTCTTTCTTCAAAACTACCTTCAAACTGGTCTTCCATTGCAACACTATTCAATACAATAGGAACATCTCTATTGTCTGACATGTCATCAATCATTTTCATTGTGACTGTATATTCAGGTTGAAAATATGGTATAATCTGTTCTACAATCTGAAGTGCATCGTTAGCATTCTTTGCAAGAATAGATAAAGAGAAATTTAGATTGTAGGGTGCAGGTTGATACTGATAACCTCTCTTTGTTGCATCAGATGTTTCTAGTGTGTTTTTAGTATGTCTTAATAATTTGTTTTGTTGTCGTGTTCCATCGTATTCAAAACCAGTTAACTGGAATGCCATACGAGGAAGTGAGATTGCAGTTCTATTACCATCATTTAGATTAGCTTCTTCTGCAAGTCTTTGTAGAAACTTTTGTTTAGGGCCGTATGAAATCGGAACTTTGCTTTCCACAAGAACCGTTCCATCAGTTTTAGTTTTCTTAATGCTGATGTTATTGAACATGGTTCCAAAGATGGAAATTGCACGTTTTATAGTTTCATGGTAAAAGTATGTTCCGAACATTAGGTAGGACTCCCAAACGGATTAGTCTCTGAGAAGTCTAAGTAGTTATCTGCTTTATCTTCAAATTCTTTGTTCTGTGCATTACCGTCATTAGACATGGTTAAGACATCTGTGATTGATGCAATAGTATAAGAGGCACCATTTGCACCAACTAGTGTATCACCAACAGCAAGTGTTTTAGTGTTATCTTTGATTGTAAGTTTTCGGTTTACCCCATCATCCCATGACACTACTTCACCAACAACTACACTGTTAAGAGATATATTCTCATTTGTATAATATGTTCCAGTTCCACCTTCTGCCATTGTCATCTCAATAGTGTAAGCCTGTTGATCTTCAACAAGATCAATATTGGTAACACCAGTGTCAAAGTCTTCACCACTGTATTCAAACAACTCACATCTGAGTTTAAATACAAACAGTTTACCGACTTGATAGAATGGATTTTCATGTTCTACAAATTTGATTTCAAACAATGAACCTGAAAGAGGGAAGTATATAAGATCACCCTCGTTTGGTCTAAGTGATGTTGCAAGATTTGAATCTAGTGATATAAATCTTTCCCATGTTCTTAGAGACAAGACAAAGGTTGCTTGGTCTCTAACTTGAACACCAAACTTACTGAAGAGGTCACCCTCTCCTTCAAAACCTTCAGTGTTTTCAATATACATTTCAACACTGTATGAATCACCAAAATTGGATTGTATATCTTCACCAAGAATTTTGTCTTCTTCTATTATCTCTCTTGGAAGATAAAAACACTCATGACCATAAAAACGAAGTGATTCAACAACCAAATCTTCATAAAGATGTTGTTCAGTAGATACTGCATGGTTGAAAAATACATTTGTTGGCATTATGCTAGCCCATCATATCCATCACAGGCATTTCATAGTTGAGTCTTGACTCTTCTTCTAATCTACGAATTTCCTCTGATGCTTCTGTTTTCATTCTCTCTGAATCTAATGTAACTCCGCCAGGTAATTGTATACCTGAAAATTTGGAAAGATTTTCACCCCACTGATATTTGACTAGTGCAGTTGCATATCTTTTTAACCACATATCATTGTAGATATCAGTCATATCAGTTGGGTCTATCTTTCTATAACATTCGATGATGATATACTCGTTTGCACTGACACTACTCATGTCCATGTCTAAGTATAATCTGTTTTGATGTGTGTTATATCGTATTGGGGTTCTACCAACCAAGATTGAATCCATAAGTGAAATGTGTTGTTGCACCATTTCATAATATAGAATGTTGGTTGCAGTTAGATCATAGAGATCGTTTAATCTAAGTTGATATCTTAGATCAAACATATTTAAATTATGTTTATCGTTGAAGGGGAATATGTTTATTACAGACAAAATGAATTCAGGAAGAACAATATAGTTCTTCTGCATTTTGTATTCCATATCATTGTATGCATGAGTTCCAACTGCATTCTCTGTAACAGTTTCATCTGTTCTCATAGCTGCAATCTGAGAAGAACTCAGTTGATGTTTTAAGTATACTTTGATTGAACCATCATAATGATATTCACGAAAGTATTGCAAAGCCTCATCAATTCTGTCATCAAACTGGTCATCATCCACGTTGATTTCAAGAACAGGAGCTCCCAATCGTCTCTTAATATACTCTTTTAATGATGATTTAGAATTGGGTTCTGACATAATAGTATTCCATCTTTAAATTGTGGTCTACTACTATTTATACGATTTTATTCTTGGAAAAAAGTCCTTCTAGAAAAACGATCTAGCTTCTCATCTATTCTTTGAATCATACCTACGATTCTTTCAAAATCAGCTGCCACTTCTTCTCTTGTGATATACTCACGTGCTATCTCTTCTCTAGTTTTATTGAGAAGTATATCAAGTCTCTTTTGTTCAGACAGGATAGAACGAACCAACAAACCAACGGGTGCTAGTATAAGAGTTAGAAGGATGTTCCAAATAAGTTGAGCGTCTACTACTATTTCCATATATCTATTTAGGATATATGGGGTTTCCTTGTGAGTCTAAATCAAAGGTAAATTCGTTAGGATTGAAATTTTCTACCACACCATGTCTATTACCACGTGGTAGATGTATCATATTTATATTGAAGGATATGCTGTATCTATCTCGATCAGTAAAGTTTGGTTCTACCATATGCATTAATGCAGATGGAAATAGTATCAACTCTGCTCTTGTGGGTGCATAAGACCAATTTTCATTTGCCCTTGGTGAATGTGGATAATCTGCAACTACCTTTGGGTCTTTGTCAATAAAGACAATGTCTCCTTCATCACCCTCTGCATGAATATATAATACTCCACTATACCAACAACCATTATGAAGATGTGGTTTGTTCCATGCCTTAGGGTCATTGATGTTAGCCCACGAGTTACCAATTTCTACTTGGTAATCTCTGTTTGTTAATCCATGAAAAGGAAATACTTCTTCATAAAAAAGGTCGGTGATACATCTCATAGCCTTTTTAAATGCAGGATTAGATTCACACCCATCATTAGATTGCCATCCAGTATATGCATTAGATACTTGTCTACCTACAGGGTCTTTTCTTCTCATCTCATCCATAGTTCTTTTTAAAAGAAGAAGATAGTCTTCATTAAACCCTCGATCACCTAAACTTGGACAAAGAAGATTTCTCTGAAAAATAAATGTTGGAAATAATAATCTAACTGCCATCGAAATTGAACTCCATTTGTATTTCTGAACTCTCTTCTTTTTTATGAAAAGGACACTCAGGTGGGGGGGATTCTTCGTTAAAAAATTTGCCCTTTGGTTTCCAGTATCCTAAAGAACGGTATGCACCAGGCCTATATTTTTCACCTTGAAATTCGGGATGAAGTCTATTTGCTTCTTCCATAGTCATTCTACTCTCGTCTCGTTCTTTGTTTCCATAGGGTGCAGAATGAAAGGATAAATTCTTTTGATAATCATCTATATCTCTAAATTGATAACTTGCAACCCATTCATCTCTTTTAAATGGTATTATTTGAACAAGAGGTGTTCCCTTTGGTATAACAAAACTATGGTTAACTTTAGGATAAAAAATAATTTGAGAGTTATCCATGTTTTTATTAAACTTATCACTGTCTATAATACCCTGCCATACTGCAAAATGCTCGTTTTGAAAAAGAAATGGGTCTAAGTAGAAAACTGAATAACCTTCAGGAGTTGCAACATTCCATGGAGCTCTCATCTTAAATGCATCTCTGATGTTTGTAGGATTGTCTCCATTTTTTAAGTATTCAAATACATTATGATATTGTGCAACTGGATGTGATCTAGAACTTGCAATGCTTTGATAACCTTTTTGATCTAAGTCAACGGTTTGAAAACATGTTGCATCATCATCGTCTCTATCGTTACCACACAACACTAACATATCTCTTGTAGAAACTATAATCCATCCACTCTTTAACCAATCATCCATTGCAGGACATGATCGAATGGAATGATTAGTGTTACCATTTGCAAAGTCCATGATTCTCATTCGTTTCCACCAATCAGGAATAATATTCTTTGCAAGAACTGGTTTAAAGTCCCTTACGGTCTCTTCACTATATGCGGTAAATTCTATCGTTGGCATTAAAAAACTCTTTTGTATCTGTTAATCTAATTTCATCACCTCTAATAACAAGTGATCTTCTGTCCATATACTTTGCACTTGAATTTGGTGCATCTGCACCATGAGGTATTCTACCATCAAACATTAATAAACGATTTGGTTTAAACTCTACTTCAGCTATCTGATGGTTCTTAATATGTTCGTCTCTTCCATCTAATCCTTGTTGCATCGAGTCATAAAATCTCAATGTTCCACCCCATGTAGGATTCCAAAAAGTATTTGTGTAGTAGAGGAATGAGAGATTCCACTCATCCTCATCTTGACAGTCTGCATGTGTAGTTCCATGTTGACCCATGGTTTGAGAATTCAATCCTGCATATTGAAATCTTACCCATTTAAATTTAAACTCAAATTCTAATCTTCTAATTATATATTTGACGAAAACTGTATCTAATGGATTTGCTCCATGTTCTATTTCAAAGTTGTTTCTAAAAAAAGAAGCTCCCCATAATGAATGATGTGGTAGACCAGTTTTATTGTCTGCACTAACATTATTGGTTTTACCCCAATATGTTGCATTTCTTATCTGAGTATCAAAATGATGGTGTAGACTTGAGTCCAACCAATTATCTAAAACATATATTTTATCTAAAGGACAGGACTCTATCTTGAATGGTTTATCTAGATGAACTACTTCCATTTAACACCTTATTAATCCCGTGGTTGATCAGGTGCAGGTGCAAATCTAGGAATTTGTATTAAATAGGAGTTGATATCATCTAAATGATCTTCTCTTGTTGAATCTATAATTCTTGATACATCTAATACTACATTAGCTGTAGAATCATACCACTCTAAGTATCTTCTTGCATTTGATCTTTGTGGATGATTAGAACCTTCTCTTCCAGCTATCATAGCAGAAACAGGACAATTAAATCCAACAATATTTACAGCTTCATCTGCAAGTTCATCAAACTTATCTTGAAGACTTCTTTGATATTGACCGTTTAGTGTGTGACCCATAGGTGGTTCGGAGTTTTCAATGTATATTTCAATCATATCCTTTTCTGAATCAGTTAACTGAATTTGTTCCTGATCATGAAAAGGTTTACCGTCAACCCAGTTTTCAATCTTAACCTGTATGTCATCGTAAACTAAAACATCAAAATTAAAACCTAAAGCTGGTCTATCAACATTGTTGAAATCATATTGTAATCCATTTGGTTTTCTTACAAAAAGATTTGAATTTTCATCATAAATTAGTGCAGTCATCATAAAGTTATACCTCAGTTATATTATACCACATTGTTCTTATTTGTGATATAGGAATTTTTAATTTTTTCATAAACATCTAAGTTGTCTATGATTGAAGTGTCCATGCTGTCAATCCATGGGCCCCCTCTTGTGTAGTGAATCCCCGTGTAGTGCCATTTCTCAACAGGGTCATCATACCCTTCTGTAAATATATATTTCTCAGGAATCTTACTTATTTTATCAGTCCATGTAAACTGATGAAGTTGAGCTCCTGTCCATGTATTTACAACCTCAGGTGTTAGTTTCTTACAATCTTCATGTCCATTATTGAAGAACATCATACTTGACCACAACTTACATGGATAGTCAATATTAACTGCACCATTAAATTTAGTCTTTACATGATCGTATTGACGATACTGAATACATGCAACTGCATCTTCAGGTCTCATGTAGTAGAACATTCTTAAAGGGGTCTCAACAAAGAAGAAGTCATCATCAACAAACATACTGAACCCTTCGTAGTTTTCTAGATATGGAATCATAAAACGACTGTAGGTAAACTCTGTATTTTGATTTGCATACGGTCTTGTGTATTCAGGAATTTTTGCAATATCCAAATACTTAATTTCAGGATTGAACCTTGCTAGTTGGGTATCAGACCCCCCTGAAAAGGATTTCTCTATCGATTTTTCAATACTGTATTTTGTAATGTGTTCAATTTTATTGTGAGTAGAATCTACACCAATATAGATATTTAGAGGTTTCTTTTTCATCAAAGAATTGACATTCTTTGAATATTTGTAAACCTCTTGTCTAAACTCTGCACCTGCAAAGTCTGTTGCAATTTCTAATATCCCACCTTGGAATGTAAAAGACACATTGAAGTGTTCTTTATTAAAATCAGTTAGTCTTTTTTTCCAATAGTCTAAAATATCATTAAAGGTAAACTCCTTACCTTCAACAAAGTCATATGCATCCCAAACTAATAAATCAAAATCGGGGTCATCCATTTCTTCTACAACTAAAGACCTAACAGAGCCTGGATGAACAAACATATTCATGTGTGTTTTTCTTTCGTCTTGTGGGAATAGAACACATTGAATTGGATGATGCATACCTTCAGTTTGGACTGTATCCATAATCCAATGTGCCTTGGCTGCATGGTAGAACATAGATACTAGGTTATTTTCAGATTGCTCACTTAGGGGTGTATCAAGAAGGTTACTAAATGTAGTTGGTTGATCGTTTTCATCTGCAATATTAAAACCAAAAAAACCTGCTGCTAACTGAGAGGGTGCAGATGAATAACACTGATGAATATATTTTAGATAGATTGAAGAGTTCCATTTTAAACCTTGAAACTCTTGTATTTTTTTGCTCTTTCTATGTTCTAAGAAAGAACCCCATTTTACAAGTTTTAGGGGTGGGATTAATTCATCCCAAATATATTTGAGTTGTTCAAAGTCTTTCTGTTCCTCATAGGAATCTTTAAGAAGATCAATAGAGCCAACCCAATAAGGGGTTTGACTACGAAGTTGATAATAATTTTTTAAATTGTCCCAATCAGCTGAAACCAGTTTTTCTTTCACCTGATCAATAGATGTAAGTTTTTCCATAATATACCAAAAATGTAAGTGTTACACTTATTTAGTCACTAAGAACTTATAGGTGTTGCAGGCCATTGTTGTGTCAACACACCATCCCATCTTGCAACTGGTGTTCTACCAATAGCTTGATATGTGAACGGTGATCTGTTCTGATATGTGAACGGTGTTCTACCTTGTGTTGCATAGGTAGAAGGTTGTCTGTTTTGATATGTAAACGGTGTTCTACCTTGTGTTGCATAAGTAGAAGGTTGTCTGTTTTGATATGTGAACGGAGTTCTACCTTGTGTTTCATATGTGAACGGAGTTCTGTTCTGATAGGTAAATGGTGTTCTACCTTGTGTTTCATATGTGAACGGTGATCTGTTCTGATATGTGAACGGTGTCTGTGCATTTGCAATATAGGGTTGCTGTGCATTTCTAGGTGATCTGTTATCATATGTGAACGGTGATCGTGCCTGATATGTAAATGGTGTTTGACCATTTGCAATATAAGGTTGCTGTGCATTAGCAGGATACCTTGCATTATAGGTAAACGGTGTCTGACCGTTTGCAGGATAACCAGCAGGATATCTTGCATTATAAGTGTATGGTTGTTGAGCATTTGCAATGTATGGAACACGATAGGTAAATGGAACCTGATATGTCCCTGGCTGTCTTGCATTAGCAATATAAGGAACCCTATAGGATGCTATATATGTGTTTGGTTGTCTTGCATTAGCAATATAAGGAACCCTATAGGATGCTATATATGTGTTTGGTTGTCTTGCATTAGCAATATAAGGTTGCTGTGCATTACCAGTAGCATTAGCTGTGCCAATTAGTGGTAACTGATAATATGCTGGAAGTTGACCTGCCATTATTTACCCTCAGTTCCTTCAGGTGGTGGTGGGAATCCACCACCACCTACTGGATAAAAATACACACGTGGTGATCTATATGAATAGTTCTGTATATATGGATATGTAACTGGTGTCCGTGCATTATATGTAAACGGTGTTTGATAGTTTGCAGGATAACCTGCTGGATATCTAGCATTATATGTAAACGGTGTTTGATAGTTTGCAGGATAACCTGCTGGATATCTAGCATTATATGTAAACGGTGTTTGATAGTTTGCAGGATATGTTGCATTTGCAGGATATCTTGCATTATATGTAAATGGTGACCTAGCATTAGCAATATAAGGAACCCTATAAGATGCTATGTATGTAAACGGTTGTCTTGCATTTGCAATGTAGGGAACCCTATAGGTAAATGGTGACCTATTCTGATATGTAAACGGTTGTCTTGCATTAGCAATATAAGGTTGCTGTGCATTTGCAATATAAGGCAACTGATAAGTAAACGGAGACCTATTCTGATATGTAGAAGGTTGTCTAGCGTTTGCTATGTATGGTTGCTGTGCATTTGCAATATATGGATATGGTTGTTGAGCGTTTGCTATGTATGGTTGCTGTGCATTTGCAATATACGGATAAGGTTGCTGTGCATTGGCAATATATGGTGTTTGTGCATTTGCAATATACGGATATGGTTGTTGAGCATTAGCAATATATGGTGTTTGTGCATTCGCAATATACGGATATGGTTGCTGTGCATTAGCAATATAGGGTTGCTGTGCATTTGCAATGTAGGGGTAAGGTTGTTGGGTAAGTGCCTGACCTGTTGCATTATTCCAACCAGTAGGTGTTTTTACGTAAACCTGATCAACGGCTTTCCAAGCTGTAGGGGTTTTTACCCATGCACCTTGGGTTGAATTCCAACCTGTAGGTGTTTTTACCTTCTGATTACCAGTAACCATTTATATTGTATTCCTCAAAAAATTCTACTCTTATTTATTAAGAGTAGAGAATCCATAAATCACCAACTGCACCATCACCTGAAGCAGGAGCTGATGTAGATTGGTAGACATTTCTTACATATCCACCTGCGTTTGATGCATTACTTGTAGTAATTGTTCCTAGTGTTGCATTAGAACCACTACCATATTTTGCATCTAAAGCTGCTTGTAGTCCATCTACATTTCCGATAATATGATTGTGTGAATCATCTGCAATTGTTGCTGTGATTGTAAGGTTTCCTGTTCCATCAAAAGAACCTGAACCTGAAACATCTCCAGTCAAACCAATTGTTCTTGAAGTTTGAAGTGCAGTTGCTGTAGCAGCATTACCTGTTGTTGAACCTGAACTTCCTGTTACATTACCAGTGACATTACCTGTAACTGCACCAATGAATGTTCCTGCAACCATAGTTTCTGAACCGACTGTCCATCTATCGTTGGTTTCATCCCATAAGAATGTTTTTGCAGCTGAACCACCTCTTGAAACACTTATACCTGCATCCTGTGTAGGTGAACCTGATGTGAAATCAGAGTTTAGGTTTAGAATGTTATCTGCAAGGTTGATTGTTTCTGAGTTTACAGTTGTTGTTGTTCCTGAAACTGTCAATGAACCTGAGATGACTACATCATCATTCAATGTAACATTACCTGTTCCGTTACCACTCAATACTAAGTTAGTGTCTGTGCTTCTTGAAGCGATCTGATCTACACTGATATTGTTTCCGAATGCAACATTATTACCTGCACTGTTAGTAATAAGTTTGCCATCAAGCATTTGGAATGTTCCTTTTGCTTGAATAACACCTGTGCCTGATGGATTGAATTCAATGTCACCACTTCCAGCAGTTTTCATCTGAAGATTCTGATCTGAATCAGCAGAAACGATAATAGTTCCTGAACTATCTTCTAATACTTTTTGTCCGTTAACATATAAAGATCCAGGACCAACATAGACATCTCGCCATTGCCTAGATGATGAACCCAAATCGTAGGTAACATCAGCACTTGGTATGATATGACCAGCATATGTACCGCCACTTAGATAATCTAGGACATCTGAATCACCATATTGAGCTGAACCTGAGATTGTTAAACTATTGCCTGCATCATCATGTGTCAATGTGATGCCTGTACCAGCAGTCAAAAAGGCTGCGACTCTATCGTCTACTCTTTCTGAAGTATGGAATAAATTTGTTGAACCCTCTGTAATATCGTCTGAGGTTCCTGAAAGTTCTGATAAAGCATCTTTTGATTGAACTTGTGAGTCTACATATGCTTTTACTGATTGTTGTGAAGGAACTTTCGTGGCACTGTTTGATGCCATGTTATCTTCATCAATCAAAAACTCAGGTGCAGCTTCAGTTGTAGACTTTGTGCTTTTGTTTTTGACTGATTGTTTGAACTTTCCGTTTGAATCTTTTTCTAGTAGAATAGCATCTGAACCTGTACCAAGTTCAATTTTATCTACTTTTAATGTTTTTAGTGTACCTGAACTGTTTTTGACCTCGAGATCGCCATCTGCATCTTTAGAGAAGACTAGAGCGCCTCCACCGATCTGCAGACTATTCTTTACTATAAAATCCTTTTCGCCTGCCATTAGATGCTACCTCCATCTATCTGAACATTGTTCAATGTTTTTGAAGCGGAAGCATCTGCAAGGTGATTATCAACCAATGAAGTAGCAAAGTATTTTGCTGTACCTTCTGACAAATCATCTGTGGTTAGATTTGAGATTGCAGCCGCAACTATTTTGCCTGAAGATGTGATTACTTCAGTAGAACCGACATTAAGTCCGTATTCTATTACAAATTTTTGTTGTGTTGCCATGGTTTGTGTGTCCTATTAAAATAGTTTTTGGGTATTACACATATATTTAGTAAGTATCACTCTTCAAAAGATATGTTTTAAATAACTTTTTTATGAAACTATGCAGATTCTAGTGTTGCAATACGAGCTTCTAGTTCTTGTATAGTCTTTACAAGTAATGCAACTACTTTTGAGTAATCTACTTGTTGTGGTTTAATCTTTTCTTCTTCTTTTATATCTCCAACTAGTGCCTCACCATCAATTACTTCTTGATCGGTTTCTTGATATAACACAGCAGGTATTACTGCATCTTTTTCACCTGAAACAGCAAAAGGCAAGTGTTCTGCAAGTTCGTGTGCTATAAATCCTTGTTGATAAGTATTGTTGGGGTCTGAAATAAAATTATACTCAGCAGGCTTTAATTGTTTTACTATGCTTGTTGCATCCCAATCGTAATTTACATTTTCTTTTAAACGATAATCTGAAGATGTATTATAACTTACACCATTTAGTGTACTATTTTGTTCAATAATACCGATAACACCAAGACCACCATTGAAGAAAGTGTGAATATCATAACCTGCGGTATTAGGAGCAGTCCAATAAGCACAGGAAGCACTTTTACCAGTTACAATCATTGATGTTGTATTACCTGTGCCAAATATACCTGTTCTATTTACACAAAGTGTTCCATCAGAGGTTAGTCTCATTCTTTCCGTAAAGGTGGTATTATCAGAGGTTGCAAATGCCATATTACCTCTCGAAGCAGAACCTATACCAACACCACCATTTGCTTTACCATAGCCAGGATCCATAAAGACTATACCTGCTTGGCCACTGTTATATTCGTCTCTTCCTATTGAAAGTCTTGGATTACCTTCAGACCCATAATGCATATGTAAACCATCAGCATTACCTCTAATTCTTGTAACATTTCCTGAACTTGCACCAAAGGCAAATGCACCATTATTTCCTGAATGTTCTAAAGTTCCACTTGATGTAATTTTTGTTCTATCTGTATTTCCAGTTCTAATTACAAAGTCATGGCTACTAAATGTTCCTACATATCCTGTTGTACCTGAACCACCGAATAAAGCAGTAGTATTGCCATCGAATGATGTTATCCAACCATCAACTGCTAAATGTTCAAAAGCACCTGAACTTCTTGAAGAATTATTAATTGATACCCAACCTGAAGAATCCCCATTTATTGCTAGATTAGAAGCATTGATTGTTCCTGCTGCGTATCCTGCTCCTGCATCAGTTGTAAATTTCAGAGCTGCACTTGATAAAGCATCTTGAAATAAAATATTTTTTCCAGTACCCATTTTTACATGTAAAGGAGTTATTGGATTGGATTCGCCTATACCAACCTCGCCTGTTGTTTTAATTACCATAGCAGGTGTACTAAATGTTGATCCACCAGCAACAGTTGAAGGTGTGAATTCTAAACCTGACATATTTTTTTGTTGTCCTATACACCAGTTCGTATGAGTTGGCCCACCTTGTGCATGAATGTATAAACCATCACCATCTGAAGAACTAATCAATGCTTGTGGAGAACCATAAGAACCTTTTACATCTAATTTTGCATTTGGTGATGCCTGGCCTACACCGACATTGCCTGTACTTTGATTTAGAAATAACTGATTGGTATTTCCATTTGTAAATATATGAATATCGCTATTAGTAGTTGTACGAAGACTGTTTTGATCAATTCTTAAAGTTTGTGTATCAGCACCATTTTGTATATTTAAAACAGCATCTCCTGAACTTGGATTGATTGTAACAGTACCTTCTGAAGTAATAGTGCTAAAGGTTGGTGTTGATGTGCCACCATCTAAATAAGTTTCTACATCTGAATCTGTATAACTTGTAACTGTTGTGAACGATAGTGTACCACTACCATTTGTTGAGAGAACTTGTCCGTTACTTCCGTCTGTTACATCTAACTGATCAATACCGACAGCGTTATCTGCGATAACACCTTTAGTAACCTTTGTTGTTGCCATGTTATGCGTTCTCCAGTGTTTCTATTCTTGCTTTGAGGTCATCAATGATAGTTTGTTGTTCTTGGATGGCTTTAGTAAGAAGCGGTACAAGTTTGCTTTGGTCTATACCTTGATAGACTGGATTACCTTCTTCATCTACTTCATCCTTAACACCATGTATCGCTTCAGGAACTATATCTTGTACTTCGTGTGCTAAGAAGCCGTCTACTGTTTTGTCTGCATCTGCTATAAAGTTAAATCTTTTTGGTTGTAAAAGTTTTACTCTATCTATAGCACCGTCCATCTCTACTACATTTTCTTTTAATCTGTAGTCTGAAGATGTGTTATAGGCTGTTGCTGAACCGTTAGTAGTAATAGTTCCTACTTGACCATTACCATTAATAAATTCCATTCTGTATCTAAAGTTTGTATCAGAACCACCAGATACTTGTATATAAGAATGTGTTGTATTATTAAATACTATTCCTGATTGAGATGATGATACACCACCAGTATTTGCCCAAAGCAAATTCCCAGAACTATCTATCCTCATGCGTTCTCCGTTTACTCCAGAAAAAACATAACCAACATATCCAGATTGTGTTCCATAAAATTCTAAAAGACCAGTGCTATGATTTCTACCAATTTTATATTCTTCCGATTCCGTAGTTCTTAATCTTAATTGGTCAGAAGTTGCTCCTAAAATATCTAAGGCTGCATTAGGACTACTCGTACCTATACCAATATTGCCTGTATTTGTGACAACCATTCTATAAGTTGTATTTGTTCTATCATATATACCAAAGAAATCT